TCCCTGTGCCAGTTAACCCTATTTGACTCTCACCGACACCGCCAGCCCCACCGCCACCGCCACCGCCAGCGACAACAATGAATGGTACTGCAAAAGCTCCCGCGCTCATAGAATTGAACTTCACAAAATCCCGAATAGAACTCTGCGACATACGAGTAACAGCCATTAGTAGTTACCCCCTTTAGACGGTTACTTCAGCACCGAAAGCGTTAACAGACAACTCCGAGGCAGTACCCGCAGCAGCAACAGACAAAACATCCGTCGCCTGCATCGCAACACCCAACGTGAGCGTCGTTGAATCATTCGCAGCAACAGGCACATCATAAGCCAGATAATGCTTGTCCGAAATTGCATCCCCATCCTCACGCAACGCGAGCCTGAAAGTGTCAGCAGCACTAGCCCTGTTAGCAATAATGATTGTGCTGATAACAGTCTCAGTGCCTGCAGGGACAGTGTAAAGGTCAGTGAGGGTAGCACTGGTGAGATCCAGTTGCCCCAGCACCTTATATGAACTAGCCATTTTTTTCCGTTTCTCCTATGCACCCATGAGCAGGAAAGTCTGCTCAAATCCTACAGCTGCCCCACCAGCAGACACCCAAGCGCTCCCAGTGTAATACTCGAAAGCATCAGTGTCCTTCAGATACCTAAACTGGCCCTCCCCAGGGGAAGGAATCGCTGCAGTAGCAGCAGCATTATTAGCGAAGACCATCACTACCTGATCCTGCAGGAATGTTTGCACATTTGCAGCGGTAAGGACCTCTCCAGCCGTAAAGGTACGGTATCCAGCAGGTGCGCCAGCCATGAGTCTCCTAGAAAGCTAAAGCGTTATTACTGTCAAGTTTACCAAACACAGAGTCATCCAGGACCAGGAAAGTCCAATCCAAAGAACTGACACTGATGAACATGTCATGCCTGGAGGTTTCAATCTCATGGTTGATACGGATTACCTGCCCATACTGTTGAATTGCTGAGCCGATATTGTTAGGTGTGAAAGTGATGTTGATGATGTCACCTATCTCCAAACCTAGGCAGGTGGCTTTGTTAGCGGATCCCACCGTGTCCAAGTTCACCCTGATGGTTTCAAACCGGTACTCAGGGTCCCCATACTTTTGCACCAGGAAGTCTGCAAGGTTCTGCAACTGTGACTGTGTGGAAACTAGAGTGTCTAACTCCACTGAGGTGACACCGTAAGAGGTTTGGGAACGGTCATTGTTTGCTGTGGCAGTCCCAGCATTACTGGTCACAATGGACTGGTTATAGAGGAGCTCTGAGCCGTAGTTCACCGCTGTCAAAGTGAACGGGATACCAGTGCCATCATCCGCAAAATCCACCACACTAGAAGTAGTGGGTGTCGCATCCAGGCGGTCCCTGAACACCAGGTCCCCACTCTTACTGATGAACAGGAGCCCCTGCTCACTCTCTGCAACCTTCTGCAAATAGGTGAGCGCGTTCCCATCAAACACATCAGCACCCAAAGTCGAAACCCCAGTGTCAATGTCACGCTTACCGGCAGGCCACCCCACAGAGTCCATATCTAGGACAGCTTCCACACGCGCCCCAGACAGTTGCGGTGTAGCAGTCCCAGCAGTCAGCACCTGCCGTGCGAGCAGAGTGAACTCATCTGTGGCAATAATCTCAGCCCTAGAATCCCCATCAGGAGTGTAACTGTAGTTCCAGTCATCAATGGTGGTGGTGATAGTTCGCACACCATCCACAGTGACCCTGACCTCACGCCTAGGAACAATAGCGCCAGCGAAAGGGGAAGCAGAATAGTTAGGATCAAAAGCGCGGTCATCGTTATTCAGAATCACATTGAGAGACCCAGAGTTGAACCTGTCAAGGTCACGGTTCTTCCCACGATCAGTGGAGACAGTGATTGCCCTATCAGTGATGTCTTTGAACACTGTGCCACCCAAAGTGTACTCAGTGTTATCCAGCACACCAGCAACAGGGTCATCCAGGATGAACCCCTCAACAGCACCCAGCTCAACAACTGTAGCCATTAGGCTCTCGCAAACACAGGACCGCTAGTGCGCTCATACCGTTTGATGGCTGTCACGATTTGCTCACCAATCTGAGCACCGTTAGCACCCATGCCGGCGTTCACCGTGATGTTAATCCGCGCACCGCCGCCCATCCTGTTATTAGGGATGATGCTCCCAGAACTACCAGGAACAAACAACTCAGGACCACGCTCACCCACCAGATAACCCTGACCAGAAAGCACATCACCACCAGCAGCCCTACGAAGACTTATAGTCCCAGGAGCAACCCCACCCTCAGGGAGTTGCAAGCCCACGGCCTGCAAACGCTCATAAGCTCTACGCGCCGTATCCAAAGCAGTAGCCAGAGCAGACACAGCCTCTAGAAGAAACTTGACAGGGTTCAGTTGCTTCTCCAAGAACTCCACAATGTTAGGGGTCTCACCCTCCCACTCACCAAACAGGCTCAAAACCTCCCCAGTGAAAAAGCCAAGGTCATCCATGATGGAAGCAAAATCCCCAATCGAGGGGAGCAGGTCATTGATGGCATCGAGCAGAACAGGTGCAAGGATGCCCACCAGCTCACCCAGTTGGAAGACCGCCTCCTCAATCTCAGGCCACATCTCTTGGAACTTCTGGATGATTTCTGCAAGCACTTCACTGGTGATGAACTTATTAATAGCATCAAAGATTTTAATGAATCCCTCCTCAATGGTGGGACCGTTCTTCTCCATCCATTCAGAGAAAGCATCCAGGTGAGGTGTGACCATTTCAAGGATTGACAAACCAATCTCAAGCAAACTGTCACGCGCTGTAGCCATGGCCCTATCAAACTTGAACTCTGCAGTCTCAGCAGTGACAGCAAACGCCTCATCCAAAATGCCAAGACCGTCATTCATCTCCTCAAAGACCATTACATTGTCCTCAGCGTTTGAACCCATCAAGTCCAAAACACCAGACAAAGCACGAATGTTGCCAAACACCTCAGTAGTGGCGGTGATGTTCCCCTCAAACTCATCGGTCAAAGTTTGCAAGAGCGACAGGAGCCCCTCACCCCTGAGCTGTTCCTGCAGGTCCTCAGTAGACAACCCCATCTCAGCTAACGCATCCTCAGCCTCTTTGGTGGGCTTAGCGATAGTTGCAAGGATTTGCCGTAACTGAGTTGTGGCGGTGTACGCATCAGTACCGGTACGAGACATACCAGCAATCGCAGCACCCACATCCTCAAAAGAGACACCCATGGCGGAGGCGATAGGCAACACGTTGCCCATAGCGCCAGCAAGCTCTTCCGGCTCAATCTTTCCAAGCCTGACAGCCTCAGCGAGCACATCTACTGCTTCAGCCCCACCCAGGTTTGCCTCACCATAAGCATTCACCGCTGATGTGGCTAGATCCGCAATAGTCTTGGTGTCACCCAAACCAATAGCAGAACCCTTGAGAGAGGCCTCCAGCACCTCAATAGCGCCAGCCCCACGCAAACCAGCAGAGGTGATGAAGAACAGCGCATCCCCAGCCTCTGTCCCACTCTTACCAAACTCAGGACCTAACCTTCTCGCGGCCTCCTCAAGCTCATCAATCTCATCAGTGGTAAGACCCACCAGACCCTGAATCCGCGAAAAGGTAGTCTCAAACTGTGCAGCCTCACGCACAGAAGCAACACCCACAGCAGCAACAGCCGTAGCAGCAATACGCCCCACATCCACCGCAAAGTTTTGGAAGTTAGCCAGGGCACGCCTAGCACCATTCAAACCCTTGTCATCAAACTTGGTTACTAAGGGAATAAAAATAGCCATTACAGTGCCCTAACTCTCTGAATCTCTCTAGTGACATCAGTCATAAACTTGTCAATCGCTCGCTTCCCAAGACCCTCAATCTGGGGGTAACGCTTCACAGCGGAATCGTAAGCAAAATATCCACCGCGCCCCCTAATGGGTTTGTATGCCCTTATGCCACGGTTGAAAGCACGCCCCTGACCATTAATCCTGTGTTGCACCCCAGGGCTCCCAGCGCGGTCATACACCTTGGAGAATCGTGCACCTGGTCTCCTAGAGGACCCTGCAAGCTCAGCGTAATCAAAACCAATACCACCAGCAGCTCTAGTGCCCCCAGTGAACTTCATGCCCAGCAAGCGAGTAGCACCCCCACGCGCACGCCCAGGAGTGAACGAAACACTAGAGCGCACCGTGCCAGTCCACCTAGTCACACCGTTATGATTCATCCCAGATAAGGGAGCCTGCTCAGGCACATCAGAAGCAATAGCCTTAGCCACAGGGTTGATACTGCCACGCATCTCAGCACGCAACTTATTGAGAGCCTTACGGTCAAGGTTTCTCAGCTCTTTAGTAACACTAGCGATACCCTCAACGCGCATCTGAGTAGAAAGCAAGGCAGACTCCAATCCTGCCTCTATTCTATCGCCTGCCCTTACGCGGTCTCTGAGATGCTTTAGCCTTCGCCTCCAACACCTTCTGGATAGTGAACAACATCCTGGGGTGCAAGTCAGCTAGATCCTGTGGGCTGATACCAGTCTCCACAGCAATCTGAGCAATAAGCCAATGAGCTGAGGAATCCCCCAGCCCCTTGATTATTTTGGGGAGCCTGCCTCAACGCCTTCCACAGACTCAACCCACTTGGGGAAAGCATCTTTAGTCTCACCGGTGCGCTTCAGCACATGCCAACCTAGCCAGAGCAGGTGTGTGATTTTCATGTCTTGGTTTAGGCGTGACACAGACAGATCGTACTCTGCCTCAAAAGCCACCAGGTCAGCGGCAATGCCTGTGACCTCTTTGGAAGTACCGTCTAGGAAAGTAATTAGGAGCGTAAAGTTCATGCTCCAAATACTACCCTAGTTTAGGCAGTACCGCGTGTGATTGCGCCGTCTACTGGCCAGGTCACATCCTGTGTGGCCAAGTCCCCCACGTTACTGCTGAAGGGGGTGCTTTGCACGACCAAGGCGTTGAAGGAGAAGCTGGGATTTGAACTGCTCACCGCGCCACTAGTGGGCTTGATGACGATAGCGACTGTTCCGCCTAGGTTGCTGAAAACGGTCTCATCGACAGATCCGCTCGCAAAATCTTGATGAAAACTGAGGGTTACGCTGGAGTCCTGCAGGCCACCAATGTAGCGGCGTGCTGAATCACCAAACGCGGTGATCTCAAGCTGCTCCCTGGAAATGTCAAGTGTCACCGCTGCAAGACTGTCACTGAAGTCAGTACCGCCAATGGTGATGTCAAAGTCTGTAGCCGCGAACTTCGCCACAATTTCTCCTTAGTCTGCGTAAACTATGGCGGAAAACTCTGCCGCCAAGTATTGTTGCTCGTCATACTGCACATTGTTCAGCTGGACCACAGCGATAGGAGGGGAAGGGTTGTCAGGGAGATCAGCAGAAGTTCTCAGACCGCTGATGGTTGCAAGGTTAGTTGCAATCCCATCCCTAATGTCACTAATGCTCACGCGAAACTCATTCTCCTGAATGGCATGAGGAGCTTCTCAACATCAGGATCCACACGCCCCACACGCATCACCCCAAGATCACCAAAGCCCATGACACCAGTAGGACTGTCGTAACGCTTGAACTGTCGCATAGCCAGGAGGATGCACGCCTGCCTGATAGCCGTAGGAACAGAAGGCCACCCCCACACACCAGCAATCTGCACAGAAGCCTCATTAGAGTTCACATTGCGTGGCTCATAGATAGGGAACAAATACTCCCCAATGGCACGCACCTGAGTGTAAGGGGTAGTGATTCCACCAGCGATTCCGTTGAGAGGGTTTAGCTGGTAGTCAGTTGTCTCCCAAGTCACATCGAACACACCAGAACCGTCAGAGTCTGTCTTGAGTGTCGTGATGGATTGCAAGTCATCCACAAACACAGTGAACACATCAGTGGGCCTGTAAATGCGTGTCGCTGTCGAGCTCGTAAACACACGCTCTGTAAAACCGTCAATCTCACGCGATGCCGCCTCAATGCTCAGTTCGAGCAGGCTGTCATCGAAATTATCCGTCACCCTCAACGCCGCTTTTACATCAACGAGAGAAGCATAGCCATCAGTTATCGCCACTAGAAACCTCCAGCCTCTAGTTTACCGCCCCAGCCTGCCTACGCTCTAGCAAGATAGTCCCTGAGGAAAGGAAGCCAATAATCCTCCCAGACCGTCTCAGTGTCGAACTGCAAGGCAAATGACCTAGCCACTGTGGAAGTGCCTCTATCGGCTTTGTACGCCTTATCAAGTGCCTCTACCAGGTCAGCCAGGATAGGGATTTGATAGAAGGACTTTTGCGGTTCATCCCAGAACGGTTGCCCCTGCACTTTGAACCCATCCTCAGCAACCAGGTCAGCCGTGGCAGCCCAGTCAGAACCAATCACCCTAGTGCCACACGCTTGAGCCTCAATGATGGGAACCCCAAACCCTTCCCCATAGGTTGCCATCCACACCACATCAGAAGCTGTGTAGATTGCAGCAAGCTCCTCATCTGTGTAACCCACCCTCAGCTCATCCCTGTTAGCAAAAGTCACAGCGCTCTCAGGGACACCAGCAGACTTCATCAAGTGCCCCAGGTGGAAACCTCCCACCACAGGGAGCATGTCAGCGTGGATGTAAAGGTGTGACTTTGGGTTCTGTTTGTGGAAAATCCCAAACGCTAGAAACATCTCAGCGTAGCCTTTGCGGTGCACAATGCCATTAGCTTTGTTAGCCATCACAGCAGTAACCAGGAAAGTGTCAGGATCTATCCCCATGAACTCGCGTGTGGGTTGTCCCCTGAACTTTGGTGTGGGCTTGAACACTTTAGTGTCCACCATGTGAGGCGCGTAGGGTGCATCAAATCCTGCAGCTTTCATCTGTATCACACCGTGAGGAGCCATCGCCACAGGTGTCACATTGTCACGCTTCACAAACTGTTTCACCATAGGAGGCATAGTGATGTGATCGAGAGGAACCCAGGACACAATAGGTGTCTCAGTCTCCAGGTCTTTGTACACCCACACATCGTAGAGAGTCATGATGAAGTGAGGCAGGTCTAGGTGCTTCTCCCTGTGAGTCTCATGCCACAGATTGATGACATCATCACTGTAAGGCTTCACGCCTTTGGGGTAGACAGGGACCTCACCAAACTTTGTTCTGTGCTTCCCTATATGCCCCTCAGTGCCATAGTTCGACAACACCGCGACATGTAAGCCGTGCTGTTTCATCTTCTCCACCAGGAGACCAGCCTGCACACCATAACCAGTAGCCAGACCAGGAGAGTTACTTACTAGCGAGACCACACCCTTGAGTTTTTCCATGCCCCCACAATAGCGGAAACCCCCACCAGTCACAGGGACCGGCAGGGGTTTCAGCGTTAGTAGCTAGATGCTTATGCAAGCTCCAGGTACTTGATGTGAGATGCACCGTTAGCAACACCAGCGCCAAGGCGGTAGGTGAAGCGGTAGCCGGTGATGTCATTTGCGAAGTAAGCATCCGTGGACACAGCGACCTCAAGGCCGGTGGTGGATACCTTCACAGAGGGCCAGTGTCCGAAGAACACAGCTTTTTCACCCGTAGCAATGGAAGCCACTGCAGGGTTCTCGATGACGGGCATACCCAGGATGGTGGAAGGACCACCGGTGACCACATCAAGGATGTAGCGGCCATCGTTGTCCTTCAGCTTACGGATCGCACCCAGTGTGGAGGTGTTCACCATGTAGCCAGCTCCAGGGAGCATACGCACAGCGCCATCAACAGAGAACTGAAGGTCAATCAGTTCATCAGCGGTGATTGCGTTGGTGGTTCCAGCGGTAACACCAGAGCCAGCAACAGCGGTAACTGCTGCGTGGATGACGGTGTTGGCACGGGTTCCGATTGCGTTACCAGCCTGCTCGGCAATGTTGGCCTCAATGTCGAAGCCGGCATCGCTGATGAGCTCGTTAGCAAGCTTCGTGATGAAGCCCTGCTTGCTCATCTGCAGGAGGATGCTGGAGTAGGTGGGCTCGCTCTCATCGATTGCAGAGCCAGCAGCCTTCTCCGTTGCTGCGCTGTAAGCGGTCAGGACCGGAATACGGAGGTCCTCACCAGAGTCGCGCTGGAAGACCTCAGAGGTCTCAAGGTACGGTCCAACAAGGCGAGCCAGGTTATACACGCGGTCCAAGAACGCGACAGGGATAGTGTTAGCAGAGGGAACCAGAGTGGCACGCTTCTCCATAGAGAAGGTGTGCTCACGCACTTCACCACGGGCCATGGCACGGAAGATTTCAGCATCTCCACGGGCTTCCTCAGCAGGAACGAAACCGCGAGAAGCTTCAGCAGCCTCAGCAGCACGGTCAGCATTGCGCTTGGCAACCTCAAGAGCCTCATCAGCTCTGCGGATGTCAGTCTCAATGCGCTCAATCTTTTCCAACTCAGCTTGGTCGAGCCCACGCTTTGCTTCCTCAGCCCCATCGATCACTTCACGGATCTGCATGGTGAGGTTAGCGCGGATCTCTTCCTGAGTCTTGATGAACTCAGACATTAGATGTCCTTTCACTAAATGAATGTAAACGGTTTTCGCCATGGCGGTAACGCTCAACAGCTATCAGCAGCGGTAACGCACAAATCTGATACCTCAATGATACCCCTAGGGGTTTACCCTGCTCCTGGATAGAGAAAACCCTCACCAGTCGAAAGGGGAACTAGTGAGGGTGAAACTCGCTAACGCTGTTCGACAGCCCCAAGAACGCGAGTCTCTTTTTCTCTCTGCTGTTCAGTGCCCCTAGTGGGCTTCACCGGCTTTGGTGTATCAGCAGAATCCAGTTCCACAATCGCCTCAGCAAACTGCCCAGCCATCGCCTTGATAGGACCAGACACAGGGTTCCCTGCAACCTTCAGAATGGTTTGCTCGATCTGTTCTTTGGTGGCCATTAGTTTCCCATCAGTAGTTCTAGCTTCTTCTTCTTCAGAGCAAGCATCTCAAGGCCGTGGTCATCCTGTTCCGCCTCAGCCTCTTCAGCCGGTGACAGTTTATCCAGGACAGTGCTGATCAGATTGCGGTCATCAGAACTAATGTCCTCACCATTCTCAATCTTCAGGAGTGCATCAGCGAGCGCATCAGCATCAACCTCAGCACGCTTAGCAACTTTGTCCAAGCCACGCACCGCTGTGGAACCTGCCGTGGCAGTGTAAGCAGGGAACGCCACAATGCTCACCTCATGCAGGTTAATTTTCGTCAGAGTCCTAGTGGAGCCATCAGAGGACCACTCATCCCCACCGCGTGCCACAGTAAAACCAAAGCTCATGGCATCCACATCACCGCGACTAATCAGCTCACGCGCATCACGCCCCAAGCTGGTGTTAGGGAGCGTAGCCTCTACATAAAGTCCACGGTCATCCTCAGTAAGTCTCAGAGTGCCAGCCCTGGTAGAGCCCAGCACAGAAGCCGTGTCATGGTTCCAGAGAAGCTTGATGTCATTACGGTTCCTCAAAGACCCACGGAAAGCCCCAGGAGCAATACGCTCAGTGAAAGGCAAAGGCTGTGAGTCACTGTTGAACACTGCGGCGTAACCGGTGAAGGTCATGCCCTCCTCAGTTTCACGCACCTCAAACTGTGCAGGATTGACTCTAGTTTCTAGTTTGCTCAAGGCTTCTCCAGTCACGCGGTTCTCATTCTCCTCTTCCAGTCTACCAATCACCCCATCGGCGTAGTCCATTGCTCGCTGTGCAGAGCGCCGTGTGGTCCCACCACCCCAGAGAGCGATAGCGACAACACCAGGGGAGGGGAAGTCATCACTGTCAGGGTTAGCTGCTGGTGCATCAAAGTCCACCATGTGTCTTGCAAGGAAAGCGCGGATCCTCACCCACTTATCAGCGGAAACATTACCCTCAGCCATCGCCCTAGCTTCACGCACAGTCTGAGGCATCAACCCATCACCAGACAGACCCTCCTCATGCCACTGCAGGCCACGCCTAGCAGAAGCCCTCATGTAAGCCGGTGGGGTCAAATCCACCTGCCTAAACTCGCTACGCTCATCCAAAGGGTCAATAAGAGTCAGGGTAGAGAACCTATGCCCCACCAAAACATCAGTAGGGTTCCACTCCATCTGCCCCTCATCGTTCTCAGACTCACGCCAAATACGAATCAAAGCTGCAGGGTCATCCTCAGTGCCATTGATCGTGAAGTCACTGTCAGGGACATTGATGGAACCGTCAGTGACAATCCTGCTGATTTGTCCACGCGCCATCCCACCACTAGAGTCCCACTCCACAAAGTCACCCACGGAAAGCTCACCAGGTTCAGCACGCTCCTCCTCACGCGGTTCCCAAGCGTTGCAATAGAAGCCACCATCCACA